GAGCTTACAAACAGCTTCAAGGTAATTTTAAGAGTTATAACGATGAATCGGCCTCAGGACAACACAGAAGAAAAGCCATTGGTGCGGCCGTAAAAAAGTTTGTAACTAAGACTCCTCTAAGAATTACTGTATCTGGCCGAGAGTTTTTAACTGGAGACGAGAATTATACTATTGGTAAAACAATAAGAGTCTTATTTTTAGACAATACACAAGAATCTGGAGAGCAAAGACCAAAATACGACCAAAAAAAATCAGGTGATTATATTATATTTGCTACCGAACATATATTTAAAACAGAAAGATATGACGTGAATCTGTTACTTGGTAAAGTAGCTTCTGTCGGAGAGGAGCCAATCACATGAGTTTTTATGGCGATCAAACTCGATGGTTTGTCGGCACTGTTGTTGACGTTAACGATCCACTTAAATTAGATAGAGTAAGAGTTAGAGTGCATGGTGTTCATTCATCTAACACGGTTGATGTTCCTAACCAAGATTTACCATGGGCACAGGTTAACATACCAGTTACTGAAGATGGAAGTTCTGGATTAGGCGCAAACTGCAGTTTGAAAAATAGAGCGCAAGTCTTTGGCATATTTTTGGACGGTAAAAATTCACAACTTCCATTAATCTTAGGTTCAATACCTAAAATAGAATTAGACGATAATGAATTATCTGAGCAGTTAGACAAAGCTGATTCATTGATAGATATAGAAATAACAGGAAATACTAACACTGAGAAAGCGTTTAACTTTTTTGTTTCAGAAGCTGGTGGAGGATTTTCAGAAAAACAAGCTTGTGGAATGATTGGTAATTTTATGGTAGAATCTGGTGCAAATGCCAATAATGGAGATTTAAATCCTTCTGCTAGATCTGGATTTGAAGATGAGAATAGTTTTGGAATTGCTCAGTGGAATCCAGCAAAAGCAGCTGGAAACAGGTTTGGCCAACTAGTAGATTTTGCTAACCAAAGAAATTTAAATTACAGAGATATAGAAACACAACTTAAGTTTGTAAAGTTTGAACTGGAAACAACCCCATACTTAGGCCTTGGTAAATTAAGAAAAACGAAGACCGTAAAAGAGGCAACAATAGTATTTCAAGATAAGTATGAAAGACCAAATAAAGATTTAGCACATACTAATCAAAGAGTAGCTTTTGCTAATGAGGTCTATAAAAAATTAGGTATAGGAGCGACGACGTAAATGGCGATTGAAGAAGGAAGAGGCAGATCGGTACAGATTCCGAATGACATTAACGTTCTAGAAATTATACAAGTTACTGTATTTCAGAATCAAAGTTCTATTGGAAAAAGACTTTTTACCGGCCAGTTTACTTTTAGTAATAATAAAGTAACTGTAAAGACAAAAAAACCTCAGTTTAAAATAAAAGTTGAATATGAGAAGTCGGTGTCTCGAGAAGAGTTTCAGCAGTCTGTTCCACCTGAGATATTTAATGCTGTAACTAATATTGAAGCTCAAATAAAACCTCAGATGTTAGCAACAGCTGAAAACGTAAAAGCTGAAAGAAGTTTGCTTGAAGGCGCGCCTATTAATAATATGGGTGAATCACTGGCAGGAATAAAAAGCTTATTTGCAGGAGGTAAGCCTATAAAAGCTTTCAGAAAAAAAGCAGCACCGAGCGTGTTAGAAGAAAATGCTGGTGAAGGTATTGGTGTAGTAACAAATGCACTAGCTAATGAAACTAAAACATTATTTGGAGACACTGGAATACAACCAAAAGCTTTCTTAAAATCAGTAGTTGCAGATGGAAGCGCAAAAGCTCAACTTAGAACTTTTCAAAAAAATTTAAATCTTAAACCAGAAAAAGCAAGGCAGATATTAACTAAATTTAAACCAGCAACTGATAAGTTATCAGCATCAACTGGTAATATCTTAGAAAAAGCAATGCAAAATTTTCAATCTGGTAGAAGTCCACAAAAACAAATAACAACGCAAACTCAAAAAACTATAAAAGAAAAAACTAGTGAAATATTCAATCAAGGCGATCCACTAAGTTCAGATATTTTTGGTAAGATATCAAAGGCGGCTGGAAGAAGTGGAACTAATATTCAAGCTGCATTGGCTGCAGTAAAAACAAAAGGTGTAAAACCTATCAACCCGCTTAGTGGTTTACCAGACATCTCTGGAGATATCAAAAATAAGTTTGGTGCATTGGCTCCTGGTGCTGTAGTTCCAAAGGGGTTTAAAGAACCTCCAAACTTTATTGAAGGTTTAGATTTTAAGACTGGAAAACCTAACTTTGATACTAACCTATCCAAGTTGATTGGTAAAAGTGAGCTTACTGCCGACGCAATAACACCATCTTTTATTAAAGATTTACAGCAGCATGCCGGCGGTTTTACTGGACTTACGACACCAAGTGATTACGCCTTCGAGGTTATTGATGGATTTAATGAATTAAAAACAGACTTTGAAACTTCTCAAAGAGGAAAAGAAGATACAAAAAGATCTATAAGAACATTAGTCATAGGCTGGACTGCAAAAGTTTGGGGAGGACCAAAAGAAGTAAATGCGAGAAGATTACATGAACTGTCTATTGAAGCTCAAAAGAATGCTCTTGTAAAAGAATTTCAAAGTCAAGGTAATGCTGCTAGCGACGCCGTTAAAAAAGCCGATACAAAGATGAAGAATAAGCCGTTTGATTTTGGATTACAAGCACATTACGTTATTCTTACAAATGGATCTATACAAAGAGGAAGACCTATAGACCTTACTAGATCCGAAACTATGTTTGATTTAGACGGAGTTCAACTTACTGTTGTAGCTTCTGAAAAGCATCCTGTTAACGCGGATCAACAAAGAGCACTAGAAAACTTTACAAAATTATTTTATGAATCTTTTGAAGGTGCTAACGTCTTTGGAGATTATGAGTACGATTTAAGATACTTAGGTCCTGGGATAGATGTTGAGGCTCTTAGAGAAAAGTTTAGTAAAGTAAATAATGTAGAGGATCCAACAAAAATAACTTCATCACCTACTAAAAAAGAAGCCGCGTTTATCAAGCCAAAGAAGCTAGCAAAACCAGCTGAAACCGCTTTTAATTCAAAGCGTAAATTTAGTTTTGATAAAGTGGCTCAAGACTTTGATAAAATTAATCAAGTCGATGGTACTAAGATAGAAAAAGACTTAGATGCGGCTATAAGTGAAATGAATACAGGCCTTGATAAAATTTCTAGCGATGACTTTGACTTACAAGCTGAAATAGAAAAAGCTAAAAATGCTCAGAATGGTTCGATTGGTAAGTTTAATTCTGATAATATCATTAAAAATAAAACAGCAGCCATCGACAAAGCAGCTGGAGCTTTCAATAGAAATATAAAAGACGTGGCAGGTAATAACAAAATAGCCAACACCATAGCAAACAAATTAGGGTTTTTAAAATAATGACAGAAATATTCGAAAATTTAGATCAAAATGTAAATGCAGCTAAATTAAGAGAATTAGAAAATGCTCAGCATGGTTATGAAGATCCTGAAGGTGTATTTCCTAAGCCTGAGTATCTTCAAGGGTCTGGTGTAAACGACAAAGCAAGAGGTTCCAAAAGAACCAATGTATACTTAGGTGGAAGCGTTTCAGGTTTAGACTTAGAACTTGAATCTGAACCAGTGTCTTTATATCCAAATAATCAAGTTAAAGAAACAGCTTCTGGTCATATTATCGAATATGACGATACGCCAAACGCTCAAAGAGTTATGATACGTCATAGAACAGGATCAGGCGTAGAGATGAGAGCGGATGGAACTGTGATTTACAGTTCTACAAAAAATACAGTAAGAGTTACTGCAGAAGACGAGAAAGTTATCGTAGATGGTGACGGTGAACTTCACTACAATGGTAACCTTAAATTAAAAGTTGCAGGAGATTTTGACATTGAAGTTGGTGGTGACTTCAATATAAAAACTGATGGTGATTTAGAGCAAACAGTAAAAAGAGGATTTATTCAAGAGATTGCTGGAAATCAAGAAATTGAAATTGTTGGTAGCAAAACAGAACAAATTGCCGGCACTAAATCAGAAGTAATACTTGGAGATAGATTTGAAACTATCAAAGGTAATGTAACACAAATAGTTGGATCTAACGTAACTCAAACTTATGGCGATACTTTAATTCTTACAGCAGAAAACGAAATAACACTTTCAACAAGAAGTGCTAATATCGCTTCTTCTTCTCTCTTAGTAGCAGGAGACAGTGGAACTATTGGTGGAGAAGAAATGGTAATCTATGGAAAGACCGCTCATATTCCTAGAATCAACGCAACTGAAATGACTTCAACAACTTTTAGAGGTGATTTAGTTGGTACGGCTACTCAAGCAATTGATGCTAATCAATCATTGAAAGCTTCAGTTGCAACTTCGTTAGGTGCAGGTGCTGGTACTGGTGGACATAGCGCAACTGATACTACAGCGACAAATAAGAATACAGTTCAAGTTACAAATGCCGTAGCTCAAGCTATATTAAATAATTCTCCAAAAGGGATAAGAAGAGTTGACGTTGATGATGGTAACTTCTTAAAAGATAAAATTGATCAAACTACAAACTATGGTGGAGTATCAAAAACATTGCTCACAACTAGAGAAGCAAGATCAAAGTTAAGAGACGCTAATAATTTAAACAATGAAGAGTTTATTGGAGCGATTTTATCTGAAGGTATAATATCCCCTGGGTTTGCTAACATAGCACCTGGGAAAACCGGAAGAATAATTGGTAGTGAAAAGTCACCTATGAGACCAGATCAACCGGTCGGTAGAGCAGCCACTACTTCTAAGTTATTTACGTAATTAGGTAAACGAATGGCAAAAACATATAAGACTACATACTTTCCTGATCCAAAGTTTAATCCTTTGTTTCAAGAAGAGATAACTAGCAGAACTAGATTAGCGCCTGGGATTACTATGGCTACTTTTTTAGGAGGGCTTGGTGATCCAGTTACATTGACACATATAATCGAAGATGACGATAGAATGCGATTAGCAAAACAATACGTGCTACAAGCTCGAGCTATGAAAGTAGTTAACTCGGCTACTTGTAGTAGAGAATTTGCTAATCATAGATTGCAAGTCGTTGAAGGCTTATACCGGGCTGAGCCGGGCGAGACTCTTGATGTCAGTGATGGAATAAATTATTTAATGTCAAGAGGACGTGCAGTAGTCTATGAACTTATAGATGAAAATGGAGAAGTAGATAATGAAAAGACATTTGACTTAGCAATATATCTTAAAAACTTATTACAATTTGATAAATTAATATTAGATTACGACATCTACAATCCCGATGGAAGTTTAAATGTACAACTAATATTAGTAATGCCAGAGATTATTCCTCCATGGACAGTGACGTATCAAAATGATGTAGAGACTAGATTTAATAATTACGTGCAGTCTACTAACGAACTAATGGAAATTTTAGATCCAAACGAAGAAATTTCGTTATAAATAGACAATAAAGGAAATGTAATGCCAGCAAGAGCTTTTTCGATAGAAGATGGAAATCTTGGTAACAAGACCATAACTACGGCTAGAACCGTAGGTTATCAAGACATAGACCTGTCATTTACAAAGAAGCCTTCTGGAGATATTTTTAAAAAGAGTAACGCAGCGGCAGTAAAACAAGCTGTAAGAAATTTGTTACTTACGAATTTTGCAGAGAAACCTTTCTTGCCGAGATACGGTGGTGATTTAAATTCAATGCTTTTTAGATTAAGCACGGATATTGATGATGATTCGCTAGAAGAAAGAATAATAAAGTCAATAGAAGACTTCGAACCTAGGGCTAAAATACTTAACATAAATAGTATTATAAGTCCAGACGAGAACGAAGTAAAAGTTACGGTGTTCTTTCAGGTTGTTAATACGGCTCAACAAGTGCAAGTGGAAGTTTCTTTAACGAGGTTAAGATAAATGGCAACAACAATTAAATCAACTCAATTAGATTTTGATACAATCAAAACTAAACTTAAAGACTTTCTTAAACAAAAAGCAGAATTTGCTGATTACGATTTTGAAGCATCTGGATTAAGCAATATACTAGACGTTTTAGCTTATAACACGCATTTTAACGGTCTTATTGGTAACTTTGCTTTGAATGAAAGTTTTCTAAATACGGCTCAGCTTAGAAGTTCAATAGTTTCTCACGCTGAAGCTTTAGGATATGTTCCAAGATCTTACTCGGCTGCTCAGGCTAAACTTAATTTGTCTCTTTCTGTGGCTTCATCAACTAGACCAACTGCAATTACGTTGCCAAGAAACACGCAGTTTACAACTTCAGTTGATGATGTTTCTTATACATTTCAAACTCGAGAAAATTTTACGGCTTTAGATGATGGAGCAGGTCTTTATCAGTTTTTAGATGGAAATGGTCAAACTGGTATTCCAGTATTTGAAGGTCAAGAAAAAACAAAAACATTCTTTGTTGGTGAAACTGGTGACTCACAAATTTACGTTATTCCAGATATTACCATGGACACCACTACTATTAGAGTGCGAGTATTCGCGACTGCGTCATCAACGGCTTTTGATACTTACACCAACATCAATAAGGCGATAAGAATAACAAACACCTCTACGCTCTTTCAAATAAAAGAAGTTCCAAATGGTTACTTTGAAGTAATATTCGGAGATGGCATATCTACTGGAAAAGCTCCAGAAGCTGGAAATAAAATTGTAATTGACTATCTTTCTACTAAAGCTACGGCTGCTAATGGAGCTTCTTTATTCTCACCTACAACTACTGTTACCGTAGATGGAACACCAATTAATTTAACTACAGTTACTGAGAGCAACGCATCGGGTGGAGCGTTTAAAGAAAGTATAGAATCAATAAGACAAAATGCTCCTATATCTTTCACAGCTCAAAGAAGACTTGTTACTGCAGAAGATTATACTGCTCAAATTTTAGCAAATTATGGTTCTTTCCTAGATGACGTAACTTCATTTGGTGGAGCCGATAACGAACCTCCTCAGTTTGGAAAGGTATTTGTTGGCCTTAAGTTTAAGTCCAATATCGCCGACGATACTCAACAAAATGTTAAAGATACT